CGGAGATTGGAAGTATGCAAGGGAAACAATCGTGTGGTTTACATCGACAGACCTTACTACCCAAACCATTTACTTCCTTACGATGGAAGGAGTTTTTCAGAATATGATTATCTGCAATTCAGAGATTACATTGAGGATTTATTATCAGACAATTGCCAGACGGTTACAGAACAATTAAGAATATTGGAAAAGCTCAGAGAAACTGTCAAAGTATTGACAATAGATAAACCAGCAAGCCGTATAAGCTCTATAATAGCTAGATGGCCCAAGTTTTTTTGCCTCTTGCATGAAGATTTTGTAAAATATACCTTGCTGGAGCCTATCAGCCAACGCGAGATAACAGATCTCCCGCTCATCATCAAAAGAAACGCAGCATTGCACGATAAAATGGAAAAAATTAAGTCAAAAGTTGCCAAAGATGCAATGAAAGCAACAGGCAATTCCCTCACCGGGATGACAATCATGATTGCTGGTAAAGTATCCACCCTTATTTCGGAATCCACCGCCTCTATTCTCACAAAAATACCAAATCCAAAAACATGCGAAGCCATTAGGTATTGGCTGCTTAATATGTACTCGGAACATTATGGATTTAACAACTTGGATTTCGTTATGTATGCAGTCATGATTCATAATCATGTCATACAAAACTCAAAGGAAATAGATCCTAGTATCGCCAAAGGATATCGAATCTGGGCTAGAATTATGATTAGAAAACCTTGCCGTCATTCGACCAAAACTGAATGGCAGCGACTCAAACAAGGCTTTCTGCCTATGGCTTCCGATGGAAAAGTTTGCAAGTTTTTAATTCATCTAGAACACGTACGAGAAAGAATGAATGTTGAATGCGAAAGTCATGGATTCAAATATTGGATAGACTTATGCAAAAGTTTACATCCTGAACTTGGTTTAACGCAACAAAGAATATTACAAGATAGACTTTAATAAACTTTACTATTACATTTTCCTTCCTCGCTTTTGCTTTTTGCGCTTGCGCCATCCTGGAGTACGATGATCAGTAATCCTACCCTTACCCCTTACCCGCAGCTGATCAGCGACATCGTAATTCTTTTTGCCAGTCGCACACGATCTTTTAGGACGACGACCTTCGATTTGCTCCTCTTCAGGAACGCCCACCTCTTCCTGTTCAGAATCACCCCCCTCTTCTTCCTCTTCTTCCTCTTCTTCCCTTTCCTTTCTTTCTTTTTCTTCCCTTTCTTCCCTTTCTTCCCTTTCCTTTCTTTCTTTTTCCTCCCTTTCTTCCCTTTCCTTTCTTTCTTTTTTCTCTTTTTCTTCCCTTTCTTTTCTTTCTTTTTCCTCTTTTTCCTTTTCTAACGCTTCTTTTTTTTGTCGCAATAAATAGTGTCTTCTCATTTCTTGGGCTGCAGCTTCTCTTTCTTGTCTTTCTTGTATTTTTCTCATTTTATTTTCTTTTTTCTTTCTGATGTTCTCTTGTTTTTCTATCTCTTTCTGTCTTTCCTTTTCCTTCAGTTTTTCCGATGGTTCCGATGGTTCCTCTGGCTTCTCTGGCTTCTCTGGCTCCTCTGGCTCCTCTGGCTCCTCTGCCTCCTCTGCCTCCACTGCCTCCACTGCCTCCACTGCCTCCTCTGCCTTCTCTGCCTTCTCTGCCTCCTCTGCCTCATCTGCCTCCTCTGGCTCCTCTGGCTCCTCTGGCTCATCAGATTCCGTGGACTCATCGGATTCCGTGGACTCCTCAGACTCCGCGGGCTCCGCTTGCTCCTCAGACTCCGCGGGCTCCGCTTGCTCCTCAGACTCCGCGGGCTCTGCTTGCTCTGCTTGCTCCGCTTGCTCCGCTTGCTCTGCTTGCTCCTCAGACTCTGCGGGCTCTGCTTGCTCCGCTTGCTCCTCTGCCTCCTCAGACTCCTCTGGCTCCGCTGGCTCCTCTGGCTCCTCTGGCTCCGCGCCCGGTCGCAAGATTCTCAATATTTGGGCTGCTTTTTCACTCAAATCTGTTGACAATGAAGAAGGCAATGGAAGTGACGAAGAAGAAGAAGAAGAAGAAGAAGGCGTTGCGCGAAGAATATCAAGTTGCTCTTTGAATCGTGAGGTAAATGAATATTCAAGAGGAGAAATGTCTATTTTGATATTCAATCCCTCAATACTCTTTGCACCATGTTTTTTTAGAAAAACATCAACTAACTCGATAGCTTCTGTTTGTATATGTCTGAATGCCCGATATGGTTCCTGTGCAGGAGTGGCCTTTGCCTTTTCAAGATGCTTGGAGAACTTAGGATCTATACACTGCACGTATTTTGAAAATAGTGAATTCTTAATGGAATTGAATGCATCGTCAGAATGTTTTTGGTCTGATTCATCCAAACCACTTGAATTCACTTGTGCAAAAATGTTGTCGCGGATGACAGTTTTCAGTTCTTTCTGGGTCTTTGCGATGCACAAAGCCCGATAGTTCTTTAAGATTGTTTTATTTCTAGCGTTGAGTTTTTTTGAATTTGTTATTTTGGTTCCGGTCTTTATTTTGCCGCACTGTAGTCGGGCACGTGCTACGCTGGCATTGGCATTATCGACGAGGAGATTGGCGGTTCGCAAAAGGTAATCGTCTCTGCACTTTATAAAATCTTTCAGACGATCTTCAGAGTCTGGGGAATCGCATTCTATCGACTTTTTGAGTTGGCGCAGACTAGCTTCCAATGGTTTGATTGGATTGTTCTTGTGATATTCTCGGATACGTTTCTCTTGTAAAAAAATGTCCTTGTGTTTCGCTTTGTTTTTTAATTTAGTGCACTACACAGAAGGAATATAAGTACAAACAAAAAACAAAAGGAAATCTTACCACGACGTGCTCCGCGCTCTTGCCTAAACATTCAAAACACAACTTTAATTTATTAGCGACGACATGTCCCTTTTATAGGAGCAGTATAAAGAAATTCATTATCGTCCACCCATGTCAGGTCTTGACGTGCAAATTCAGGGTCTCCGATTCTACCAAAATTATTAAAGTAACTTGCGCACAGATCGATATCTGGCATTAATAAATTATCATTATAGAGGGCAGGCGAGCCGAACATTTGATGCTGTTTTATATTGTCTATGGTTTTTTCGTCTAGGGTATCGATTTCTGGGGGTTCTCTGGATTTGCGGAGCGTCTTTCTTCTTTCTTTTAATAACTGCTCGATTTGTTTTGTTTTTTGATTTTCGTATTCTTCCATACTCTTTATCATTTCTTTGATTTTGTCATTACCAGCCACAGCTTTTTCTAATGTGGAGTTATCCATCTGTATATGTCCAAAATACTTTGCATAGTCATTGTCTTTGATGTTGTTGTAAAAGACCGATTCTATGTAGATTTGTTTTTTATCGAGTTTTACAAACGGGTCTTTTAGATCTTCTGCGTCTGGTTGATTATGGAGGCGTAAATCTTTAGCCATTTTCAACTTGTTTGTAATAATTGCACCTACTTGTTTCTTGTCTTGTTCATTTATTGAAAGGCTAGCAAGTAATTCTTGCTCTTTGTTCAGAGCTTGGTCTACAATGGTTTTGATATCTGACATTCTTTTACTTTTATTTTTACTTTTATTATTTTCTTGTTTCTAGATATGTTTGTGAATTCCAGTATTTCGTTGGACGAAGATTCTAGCACCGATTTTAGGAAGCCCGATGCTGCAACTTCCGATCTAAACGAGACCAGAAGAATGGTCAGAGAAAAGATTCCGGACAAGAGCAAAAAAATTTGGGAGTTTGGGAAATTCTGGACGACCGAGAACCTGACTGTGAATCAGATAGAAAAACTACGTAAAATTCACAGTCACTTTACGGACGAAAAGCTTCGTAAAATTGTGGTCCCTGTGATTGGCGTAAAGTCTATTATTTCTTTGCGCGCCCTTGACTTCTTCGTCATCAATATTTGCAAGCGTAAAAAGACTGCTTTTCAGTTCAAGGGCCAGACAGTCCATATCTATGACTCGTACCGCACTTTTCTGCGGCATCAGACAAGAGCTATGTTTGACGCCTTTCGGAGAGGAATTCGGCTGTACTTTGATTTTGAAGGATGGACCTACTCCACGACGGTCGGGCAGCTAAACTATATCAAGTGGGCGGAAAACATGGGCGTCCTCCATTATGCCATTCAGCATGTAAGGGAAATCGAGCATGCGATGAACCAGCGCATTTCTGTGTGTCGCAAAAAAAAGCAAGAGCTTTTAAAACAGGGCGCTGTCCGAGTAAGAAGCAATTTGGCGCTGGAAAGTGTTGCTCCGTGCCAAATCGTTCCACTCGACATGAAAATCCGGTTCCAGCTCGAGAACTTTCTACCAAAAGGGTCTGTTTAGATTAATCTGGAGATTGGGAGGACTGTATCGCGAGTAGATACTTCCGAGTACGAGTTGACGCTCGGATTCTGAATTCTGCAACAGCTCAAGGCGCGTGGAAAGCTTGTCTATCCGAGTGGGCGCAACGGGAGCCAGATAGCCCGGAAATAGTTCGGACGGTTGCATGTATTGCCAGGTGGTTCCTGGAAGCTCAAAGTTCTGTACTTGCCATGCTCTTGAAAAATCTTGTATATATTGTTGTAAACTAAAATTGTCCCTAGTTGTCATCACGTGTGTGTTTTTTATAAGAAATATATTTATTAAGAGATTTCTAATAAAAAAAAAGATATGTCTGAAGAATTCATTGCAACGTATACTGCGCTCGTAGAAACTCTCAAAGCTACGTACAAAATCGACGACATCCAGAATCCACCCATCACAAAAGAATGCAAAGATTTTGCGGCAGTTTTTCGGAGCAACTTGCGACCTTATTTGGACAAGATCAAAAACAGGGACCCAACCATTATGCTGGACGGAATACCCTCTCTGAACGCACTTAAAATTCCTCAGCTATGGGTAGGCGATTCTATGACGCCAAAGTCCAAAGAATACATTTGGCAGTATCTGCAACAGTTGTATGACGCGACTGATTTTGTGTCCCAAATGTCTGACAAATTGACAGAAGCGACCGATCCTAAAAAAATGATATCTAGTCTAACACAAATAATAACGTCGCCAAATATGCAGAGGTTTACTAAGAAAATCATGGAGAATCAAAAGCAAAACACCATCCCAGACAAAACGCAGATCGCAGACATCTTGAATTCTATTACAAAAAACATAGACATCGATGCCGTACAAGAAATGTTTAAGGATATCAACCCCGAACAAATGCTGAAAAACCTAGACCTGAACCAATTGTTAAGTAGTTTTCAGAAAAGGGGTGGCACTGACGATGTGGATTAACCAAAATAATAGACCGGCGCCGATCGGCTGGTCGCATCCCAATAGGCATTCACGTCGGGGACTGGTGGTTGTGTCTGATAAGAATCGGGTGTGACATCCATTGTTGGATAGATGGTCGGGACTGGCCACATTGGCTTTGATTTCAACACTTCTGAAAAGTCAAGATCCTTCTTACGTGGATCTCTGGTTGCATTATCGCAATCCGTCTTGGATTGCATGTAACCTTTTGACGAAAATGGCACATTTGCTGCGTTTGTCAATGACATGACTCCTTGTAAATTATTGCATCCGCTTGAATAATAATTTTTTTGCGCATATCCAAAATATGGAGACGGACTATACCGAAATGGTTGTACATAATTATTCATGTCTTTTTGTTTTAATAAAGAAAGATTTTTTTACATACTTGGTTCTGAACTAGGATATGTTAATGATGTTGTTCTTAGTTCGATGTTTTTTGCAGCCGGTTTTTTTCTTGGTTTTGGGGGCGGGGGCGCTAGAGCGGGAGCGGGAGCGGGGGCGGGGGCGGGAGCGGGAGCGGGAGCGGGAGCGGGAGCGGGAGTGGATGTCCTGGTTAGGGAGGGGGAAGGAGTTGTGGGAGGTAGTTCAGGGTCTGGCTCTTCTTCGTCGGCTGGTTCTGGCTCGGTGGAGGGTTGAATATTCTGGTTGAGTTCTTGGAATTTTTTGACGTATTTTGTTTTGATATTTGGATCGCCCTTCCATTCCAGAGATAATTTCTTCATAACTTCTTTGGCGCCAAGTTCGCGAAACTCTTCAGATCTGTCCTTCCATTGTTCTCTGATGTAAAGGTTGTAAGGCTGGATTTTACCTGTTTTGCGTTTTCCGGAACTTGTTTTGACAAGCAACAAGTTGGAGTTGGCATTGGAATTGGAATTGGCATTGCCATTGGCATTGGAATTGGCATTGTCCGAGTTTGCTACTTCGATCTTCGAGCCTGGTTCTTCACGTATACTCTCCCGGAAGTAGTTGTGTACTTCCTCGATACCACCAAGATAGTATTGGTACATGTCCCTAACCACGCTTATGTTGGACACGTTGGGCTGCTGCGTGGCATGCTCGAGTCGTTTTTTATCGGCTGCCTTGAGCACAAAGTTGTGGTTCTTCTCATAGTACAAGATGCAGTTGCTCATCCACACGATTGCTTGCAGTTCCAGAGACTCTCGGTTTAGACTGATCAATCGATCAAGACCTTGTGCAGTTTTCTGCGAAAAAAAGTCGAGCAGCGGCTTGGGAACTTTGGCGTTCTTGTTAAGGGTTGGAATCAGTTGGATGTTGTTTAGAATTTCAGACATGCTAAGCCACCCCTTGACATTGTCGAGTTTTTGAACCGGATTCAATTGGATTGTTTTCCTGCGTTTTGTCGGAACATCTTCGGACTGGCCATCTACTTTGCGTTTCGTGCGACTCCTTTTGGCCTTGACGGGCTCTGCAGTAGTTTGTTGCATTGAGACCCTTGCTTTCTTTTTTTTTTATAAATCAGACTGAGAAAAGATTTATTAATTTTCCAAACACGCTCACCATCGACCCGGTACAAAATTAAAAACGGGCTGAAGTGGTCCTAGAATACTTGTACTTGGATGACTAGAAAATCCATTTATTCCACAGCAAATATCGTCGGGTCTCATGCCCGTCAAGGGAGATGTCGCTGAGAAACAAGGCCTTCCTTTTGGACACACAAAATCAAATGGCGGCAACCGTTTGTTACCGGTTGGACCCGCAATACAATTTCCAAAAGTTCCTGCCTCTGTTTGATAAATCCAGCCAGAGTTTTGGGAATAATTAGAGCAATTCGGTGTAAAAGGCCGACCGGCCGATGGAATATTGTATGGAGATGCGTAATTAGGAATGCTATGAAAGGAAGAATTCGGATTCATTTTTTACAATAACCATTTCAATTTTTATTCAATCTCAAACTTGAGTTTGATATGGAGAGCATTCAACTCGTTGTACAATAAGCAAAAAGCATACGGCATCTGAAATGTTACAATGTTTTCCTTCGAGTCACACAATCTGCAGTATGGCTTGTCATGCATAATGGATAGTTTGTTATAGTCTGCTGGTTTGGCGGGCTCGGCAAACCGCCCACATGTTTTGCACAGTACGGTCTCGAACAAGTCTGAAGATGCCATAAAACGATCGATCAAAACGCTACTTGCTCCGTAGGCGACGCACGCATCTCGTTCCATTTCGCCAAACCGCAGACCACCTTCTCTGGATCTGCCTTCCACGGGCTGTCTTGTCAGAATCTGTTTGCGTCCACATGCGCGCGCATGTATCTTGTCCTCCACAAGATGCTTCAGCCGCATGTATGTCATGACTCCGATAAAAACGGGCTTTTCCATACGCTCTCCGGTTTTGCCGTTTATCACATATTCCTTTCCCATGCGGAATATCTTGTTTTTCTTACATTGTTCGTCCAGGTCGTGTATATCGAGATCCTGGAATGAGGTTCCGTCCGCCAGTTTCCCAGACACCGCAGCCAGTTTCCCAAGCACGGCTTCCAACAAGTGAGAAATAGTCATCCGACTGGGAATGGCATGTGGGTTTACGATAATGTCTGGCGTAATGCCGTCTGTTTCTGTAAAAAACATATCCAGCTCCGACACAATGTTACCACACACGCCCTTTTGACCACACCGACTCGCAAACTTGTCTCCCACCTCCACCGGACGATTAGAAAGAACTCGCACGGTCGCCGATCGGTTGCCGTCTTTGGATGGACATACTGCTACGGAATGTACGTTTCCGGGCTCAGATCCTTTGAGAAGAACGCTTCTGTCTCGGCGGACTCGTTCGGTGGTGATTTGCTGACTCGATTCAGACCGCTGACTGGACTTGAAATCAATCGTTTTTCCGATTATGACGTCAGTATCGGTCACTCCAGCCCCGACCAGCACGAGTCCGTCAGAGTCTAGTTTGGCGTAGTTGGCTTTGGCTCGGGCAGATACCTTGAGTTGTTGGTCGCGAAAGTCGGTGAATTTTTCTTCGTCGTCTCCGTAGGATACTTCAGAATCTCTCTGGACTCTCGACATGGTTGTGGAAAACCCTCCTCTCTCCAAAAATTCCCTCTTGATAATCACGCTGTCTTCTTGGTTGTGCCCCCCGAACGAGCTGATTGCCATGACCACACACTGCGAACTGGAATCGCCAAAGTTGGACGATCCATCTCCGATGATGTCCGAAACGACGCTACTGACAATGTTTTTTTGGGGATAGTTGAGCCAGAATGTCTTGTTGTCCAATTTGGTGTTTAAAAATTGCGGGATGGATCCGATGCCTTGTTTGACCATTCCTGAACTGTAGATATTTCTGGGCCCGGCATTGTGATCGTTCAGTACGGAAACTCCCGCGGCCACCCCGAATATGGTAAATTGCTCCATCACTTCCATGTGCGTGGACTTGTCGGTGACATCGGTGAGATTGAGCGCAATCAACTGATTTTGTTCTTCTTCTTTGGTGGTGAACTCCACGACCCCCTCGCAAATCAACCTATTCCAAAAAACAACAGGGATGTGTCCATAGAGCTTGTAGAGAGGTTCGAGCTTGTTCATGTGAGCAAGATTGATGACGGGTCGAACAATGGCTTCTTCGTCCGACTGGATGTAAATGGTCTGGCGGTCCAGGCATATAGAGCTATCCACCGGGAAGGTTTGCCAGCGTCTGTACCATTTGTATTTTTCCAAAAACAATTTTGGATCGGGCATGGCAGAGTAGCCCGCGAAAATACCATTTACCAAGACAAGATATTCTCCATCTTCTGACTTTACAAAGTTGTCGTGCTGGAGAATTTTGAGAATCAGTTTTGTAGGACAACCGACGCGAATGGTAGCCAGAAATGCAAGCGAATTCAAAAGCCCCACCGATTTACCCTCCGGGGTTTCCGCGGCGCACGTCAGACCATATGCTGTGTCGGAAAGAAGCCGCGGGACTGCGGATTTTCCATCACGGTTGAGCGGAATATTGAGGAGTCTGCAATGAGACAGCTGAGAAACGATATTGATAGAATTGACAACCTGGCAGACTCCGGATTGGTTTGTGTTTTGTCGCTGAATCCCCCAACAACCAGTGCTGAATGCGTATTTGAGACCGGAGGAAATGCTGCGGTGATTGACGAAATGCGTCAGTTTGAATGGCTTGGAGTTTGTCTCTGCTTTGAATATCTGAATGGTCAGACGTTTTTTCCAAGACTTGACCAGCTGACACAACAACACAGAAATAAGACTACCGGCACATGCAATGCGCTTGTGGACATAACTGTCCTTGTCGTCCACCGGCACTTCCTTGAGATATGTTCGCAAAAGCTTGCAGACCGTGAGTCCAAGAAAGAATGCCTTGTCTTTGGTACTTTCTGCGTGCGGCAGGAATTCGTTGGCAAAAATGTTTTTGGCATTTTGGACTTTTTTCTTCCATGTACTGTCGTCGTCTCGCCCCACGTACGCGAGCAAATCTTCCACTGAATTTGTTTTGCATTCTGCGGGGAGAGGGACTTCCAACAAGGTCCGAGTCAGTCGTTGCAATTCTGGCGACGCATTATGAGGAAGACATAACTTGACTTGGGTTGCGACATCGGGCACTCCCAGAAGAACAAAGAAAACTCCGATATCAGATACAGCCTTGACAAAAGGAACTTTGACAGTCACCGAAACTGGGGTCTTGTTCTTGTCTTGATTAAGATGCACGTACAATGTTGATGTGGATCGGATCTTATTGGCGTGGAAAGAACGGACTTCAGCACAAAATAAGAATTTGCTATTGGTCTTGGGAGGAAATACGAATGGATAGTTGGTCTTTAGTTTTTCTTGAGAAACAAGGGTCTTCAAATATCCATTTATCACAAACGTGGCTGCCGGCGCCTCTTGTCCGTGGGAATGACAAGTGGACGATCCAACCATACTTGGACACTTGAACAACAAAACGTTGCGATACACAAAGTGAGTGGCGAGCGTGTGTTCGGAATTTCCTCCGGCCGAGCGGTATGTTTTGTGTTCCAAATCGATGTAGACGTCGAATAGCAGTGTCTGGCGGCGCTGCATCGCTTCCCGGGGAGTCAGAGGTCTGATAAGTCCGTCAGTGAACTCGCGGATGGTTGGTTTGGCAATCCATGGATTCTTGATCACGATGTGATGCACTACATGTTGTTTGTGCACAGGTGTGATAATTGGCGATATTTCTTCCAAAATGTCAGTTAGTTGGTGGCGGATAAAGTACTCATAAGAGCTGACTTGGTGGTTTACCAATGTAAACTTTTCCACGAACGCGGCTCCAATTTTCTTGGCAATCTCATAGTACGTTTTGGGGTCCATTTCCGGAAACAAATGTTTGTGAACAATTCCACTTCTAATTATGCTGCGCGTACCCGGCACTTGAACATGACTTTATTTCCGAAACTACCTTCCGAAATCAGACGAATGATATGGGATTATGTTCCTGAAGAATACGCAAATTTGAATCGGCCTTTTTGGGGTCGATCTTACAGCCAAGTCGTTCAGGGATGCATTGAATCCAAACAATCTCATGTACCCTTCCGATTTCCTCACTCCATATCTTCTACCATATGGACATTGTATGACCAATACTGCAGCAGATGGATCACCATAAACGGATGCCTTCTCCTTTCCAGATCAGAACAGGAGCTTTTAAAAAAGCTTATTGAATCGGATCCAGCTAGTGGATTGTTTGGGTATATTGTCTGCGATTGCGGCATTGTCTTGGACATTCATGCAGATACATTCGTATCTTATGAAAGAAGAACTTTTTGCGGGAATTGCCCGCATTAACCAAGTACCAAATTTTGTAATAAAATACGATCAATAGTTTGGATTAATTATGTAAATTTACTGTTACAAATGACAACAGTTATGAAGCACCGCAAGTGTTGCGTGCGGACCAAATTTCTATGTCTTCCAACAAGCGTTCGGCTCCCGGCTGTGATGAAACCCATGCAAAAAGATATAAATGCGCGCGGCACATCAACCGCTGCACACTTTGCACTCATGAAACAGATGCTGTTTTCTCTGCTTGTTCCAATATAAATAACTGTTTGGCGTTGATATGTTTGTCCTGCGCGACGCTTTCCGAGATCAAAACCAAAGCGGGTTCTGTTGTTCCTTCCCAAGAAGGATTTGGCTCCATTTTTGCGTCAGAACCAAGAGAATGTTATCTCAGATGTGGTGGCTGCGCTACTTTGAAAACCTTACCGCGCATATTTTATGACGGACTGACTGACTTTGATGAAAAATGCACTTTTCCTGGGTGTTCATTCGAATCAAAAACTTGCTTCACTTTCATGCAACATGTGGAAAGCCACTATTCTGAGGCCAAAGAGGTATTGGTATTGGTTTTTCCCATGCATGCTTATCTGATTGCATCTTTGACTCAGGTGTGTCCTGCTTGCCTGAATGCGATCGATGGAGACATGCGCCTTCATCACAAGCTTCATTGCACGAACGTCACCTGCATGGTCTGCAATGAAAAGGGCCTTACCAGCAAACAAGCCCTCTCGCATCACAACAAGCATATCAATCTGGGAAATGTTTGCGTCGCGATCAACAACGTCCTTTCTCGTTTAAACACTTTTTCTGATGTTTCCTTGGTCACCAAATGTGTGTGGAAAGCAGGCCGGGCGTTGATTCCCCTTGTTTACACAAATCCTGAGAGTTTGCCCATGGATTCTCTTGGCAATGTTTATATGTCAACGGGACAGTCTTTATCAGCATTTGCTGCAATGATGCCCCAATCAAGTAATGAGTCAATTACAAGTCTCAAAATTGACAATCAGGGCAACGATATACATCGAATTCATCATTAGACCTTTTTTTGTTTGCTAAACCATTAAAAATTAAACATTAAACATTAAACATGAAACACCTTTTTGCCATGACTGGATTGTACATTGCTATTGATTGATTCTTGGATATCAAAATTCTTATCGTTCTTTTGCAACTTTCAAATTTCTCTTATGATTCGCCTCAATAATAAACCTAATTATAGGCAAAGCAGTCAATTATTTAGGTTCGTTTCAGACCATTCTCCGACTTTGGATAATTTTTTCCAAAATTTTTTTTGCATTTTGCATTTTGCATTTTGCATTTTGCATTTTGCATTTTGCATTTTGCATTTTGCATTTTGCATTTTGCATTTTGCATTTTGCATTTTGCA